ATTGATATGACTATTTATTCTTCGTCAGGTACACGGCGCTGGGCGAACCTTGCTCCGTATGCCTTGCTTACAAGTTGATTTACCATCTGCTCTTCTTGGGGGGTAATGACTGGACCAGGCATTGGTCCCCCATCAGGAGAGCCTCCTGCTGAAGATACACTAGCACCTCCAGCCGAAGTCATTTCAGGACCGTCAGGTCCTGGAACCATACCAGTGGCAAGCATTACTGCCATCTGGATTTGAGCATTTAGCATGTCAAGAGCGCCTTGATCCATAGCGTCATCTTGCAATTCCTCAAAGATTTCGTCCATCTTTTCGTTCGGGAATTCTTCGCCAAGAATACGCAAGGCACCACGCTTGGATTCCAAACCAAGTGCCATCTTTGCTTGAACCTCATTGAGTTTAATAAGTTGGTCAACAGGCAATGGCTCAGGCCAGTGGACAGTTGTCTTATAGGTCAAAGGGTCAGCAGGATCTAATTGAGTTGCTTGGTCACGCTCAGGCATAGCCGATTTGCTTGGGTTGTACTGGAGCATTTGTGGCTCAAATACAGCCGCTGTACGGATAACAATTTCGTTGACACGCTCAAGACCCTTAGTAAAGTGAACCTTTTTCATCATAAAACGGTTCATCATTGGCTGGTATTGAATAGCCAAAGCAACGCCAGATGTGTTAGACACGGGTTGGAATTGACCAAGTGCAGTTTCAGGAACACCAGTCATTTCGTGCATAGTGCGCTTTAGAAACTGGATGTACTCCAAGGCTCCTGACATCTCACCACGAGATTCAAGGTTGAAAACGCTGGCATCTTTAGGAAGACCTGCCCACACTTTTTTAGGTCCACGCTCCAACTGGGAAGCCTTAGCACCAGTGATGATAGTGACAGGTGCGGCGTGGTAGTTGATGATGTCAGAAACTTCAACCATCTTTTCGTTAAGTTCACGGTTCAATGGGATGATGTCCCAGATGTCTGACTGACCCCAAGGAGATGATGAGATAGAAGTATTTGGAATATGTACAACAGGAATTGTGCCCAAAGCATTTGGATATTGGTCAATCAATTCGTCATTGATGAACTGTTGAATCATGTCGTCAGAAAGGATTTCAGTGAATGTATATACCTGACGAGTTCCTTCAGGAGAGGTACCCCAGAAACGGTATTTAAGTTTAAAGCGCAACAAACGATCACGGTCATGTGGGTGATACTCAGGAAAACAATGCGCTGGGTTCAAAGGAATAATACGAATTCTTCCTTCAATGGGAACACCTACGGAGTCCACATAAGGCTCTTCATAAGCAACTTTGACAAAACAGTCACCAGTTACAGATGCTAATTGACCCATTTCCCAAAGAACATAATGTTTTGAGTTGTGATTTTCCCATACTTGTGCAAGAAGATGAGGAATAATTGCTGAGTTTTGTTCAGGACAACGAAATTGAATACCTTTACCAAAGCAGAAGTTGGTGATGTAGTCCGACATTACACGGACATAGTTCATGTAGAACTGAGATTCACCCATCTCACGGCGATATGACCAGTGGTGACCAAGGTACCAAGCCCATGCCGCAGAGTAACGGTTCAGGCGTGGGCCATGAACCTCAAATTCTTCGTCTGCGAGTTCTACCAATCCAAGAGGAGAAATAGCAACTGTAAGGTCGCTAGATGCCGCTCTATAAGATGGGGACCAAAAGTCCATTGCCATAAGTTAGACCTTACTACTTTTTCTTTGGTGGTGGTTTCAATTGACTACCAGTTCCAAGAAAAATAAAGTTTCCTTGACCTGCTGGCACCACTGCCTTTTTCTTACCACGACCACGGGAAAAAGTTTGTCGTTCTGTTGTGTTTCCAAATACTACTTCATCACCAATAGGTGCGTCAGAAGTAGTATATCGTTCTGCTTCACCTGGTTGTAATTCCACATTGCCACCTGCACGCTTTAGTACATCGGGGTGTAGTGGGTTATATTCAGTAGTAAATGTACGAAGGTTAAAATTACCCATCTGATTCCCAGCAACAGTAGCACCACGGGCTTCCTTGTTTCCTTGAGAAGTTTCTGGGTACACTTTAGAAACATCTAGGAAAACCTGTGGAGTTTCGTTCTCGTCTTCGTCAATCCAAGTACCAAGTGCTCTATGTGGATGGCCTGTCAAAGCGGCGTGATGTTCTGGAGTATGCATATAGCGAGTGACATCACTTACACCAAAGTCATCTACAGGAACACGGTCTTCAAAGCCACCAAGTGATACAGAAGTTCCCGATTCAGCAGGCTCACCTGTTAATGCAAAAGTAGTAGACCCACCATACTTCTGGGTAGTTTCGGCTACTGCGCTAGGGTTAACCTTGTTGGATTTGTTGTATACAAAACTGTCAGGATTAAAAATTTCATTTTCATTAGCGGGCATTAATTGCCAGCCTTTGAAGCCGCTTTCTTAGCAGGAGCCACTTTCTTAGCAGGAGCCTTTTTAGCAGTGGCTTTCTTTTTAGCCACTTCTGCCTGAACTTCTTCTACAAGTTCTGGAAGTTCTTCCGAAGCCTTGGCAAGAAAGTTTGCTGTACCCCTGTCACCGATCATGGTACTTGCATAGGCAAGACCTGTGATAACAAGTGGCATGATTGCAGCCTGTGCGCCTGGGTCAATATTTGCCTTAGCAAGAAAAAACGAAAGTGCGCCGACAATGGCACCCTTTAGAGTCTGGTCTGCGACCTGTTGGTTCTTTGTAGCCATTAGTGCTCCTTAAATGGGTCACTTAATGATACTATTTTTTTACTTCTCGTTCTTGCGTAAAGGCTTGGAAGGGTGAACCCGTATATGGATCAAATTTGCTGGCTACAGCAAGAGCCTTGTTAGCAATAGTTTTTGCCTGTTGCGCACTCAGTTTCTTACCCCCTGCAAGGGTCTGTAGGGCACCAAGAGCATAGGAAGACCCTGTACCAATGGCATAGATTCCAGCCGTGTCCGATGTCCACGAGTAGTCTCCGTCAATAATATAGAGGGTTCCATGAACCACCAAAATAATGGTGGACCCATGTTCAGCCATATGTTCAGAGCCTTCACGCTCTGGGACAGAATAGCCCTGCTCGTCAAAACAGGTGCGTAATGCTGGGATGAACTGTCGGGTAATGAACTGGTCTAACTTTTTACCGTAGGCGTGCAAGGGTGGAGGAGGTGGTGTGAAAGCGTGATGAAGGATGTTGATGGCTCTCACATCACCTGCGGCTCCAAGGATGTATTTACCATTTGCGGCAATCTTGCTAGAACCTGCCCCAAGTGTAGTTACTTGGTATGCCATACCTGATTCGTCAAAAGACGATATACGACTGTCAGTACAAATAACAGCGTAGTTGTCACCCTGAATACCTACGATAGTTGTCATTATGCTTTGTATTCCTTGTTGTGATACATCGCCCAACCATCACGAATAGGGATCATCTCAAGATTGAATTCAGCGTCACCGTCTTTGTATGTCACCACACAGAGACCTTGTTGCCAATTTTCAGTGATGGTCATTGGACGACCATCAAGGTCAATGCCACCTTTAGTGGAAGGTACAACACCATCTACACGAGCAAGACAACCAGCAGAGGCGGCAAGAATAGTTTTGCGACCATCGTAATCTTCACGAGTTACTTCAGCCCATTCACGGCGATGAATATGTCCATAAAGAACGGATGTCTTCTCATTAGCCAAGTACATGTGTGCGGTAGAGCCATTGCTCTTAACACGAGTACCGTGGATAACTTTCAACTTCTGGTTAATCCAGTAGTAACCAGCAGGGTAGCCAGGAACATACTTAACATTAAAGTCATCAAAACGACACAAGAATGGAACAGATAACACAGGCCAGTTATCTGGTGTGTCACCACGCCTCAAACCAAACGAAGCCTTAGCATTGTCCAATGTGTAGTTGACAAGGCGCTCTTCATGGTTACCTGCAAGCCACACAATTTCAGCATCTGGTGCAATTGCACGGAGTCGGGCACACAAAATAGTGGCGTAATCAATGGACTTTTGAGTCGTCAATGCGTAGGCAGGACTAAGTCGGTACTTACCAAACTCAGCAAAGTCCAAGTTATCACCATGCATAACAACTTTTTCAGGTTTCAAATCCTTAATCATTGCAATACAAATATCAATAGCGGCTTCGTCATGTATTGGTTCTAGTTCACCGTGTGAGTTACGGAAATAACCAATCTGCATATCAGGAAGAACTACTGCTGTGTTCCATTCTGTTTGCTTGTTACTTTTTGTAACTTTTACAGGTGGCAACTTAACTGCTGGTCCCTGCTGAACAGGATTCCATTCAGGACCTTCTGCCCACTTGGGTGAGAACTGAATAGCACTTAAGTCATGTATTTGTGCTTCACCGTCAGCATCTTTTGTTAAAGATTGGTAAATAGATACACGCTTGACAGAACCAATTTCATTGATATCAATGTTTTGTCGTTCTAATACTTCAAGCAACTTACCAAGAGCCTTGGCATTGTTTGCTGGTTTATTAAGATCACTCGCCAAGTCGCTCACAAGGGCACTCTCCATTTATGTGTCGTTGAATTGTACTGATGCTGACGGAATGACCGTGCTTACGCAAGTTTTGTGTGAGCCATGACGCACTGTAAGTTTTTGAACGACCTTGACCTCTATCGGCTTTAATCAATTCAATGGCTTTATTAAGAGCCTCAATATCCTTTTCTTCCATGTCTGACATCATGACGGACAACTTGCAATGAACTTGGTTAGCGTTCAAGCGAGGTGCCATCAAATCGTCATACAAAGACCTTTTGTCTTTGTTTGTCATCTTGACTCCCTGGGGTATCTATGCAAAGTTCTATTCAAGAACTTATTGTGCATCGTAGCATGAACTGACGCACAATGCTAAGACCCTACTTCGTCAAATGCCAATCAATATGGTCGTCAAGACGCACGCCTACACGGTCAACACTGGACTGCACTTTGTCCAATCTGTGCATTACTTGATCGTGGTCAACACTGTTAGTTTGTTTCATTGATTTAAACTCTTTAATTGCAATACCTACAAGAGTTACAAATGCACCAATGACGGCGACAATGATAGAAGCGATTGCTGGGTCCATTAGAGATACGGTTGTCCTGCACGCTTTGGTCCAATATTTCGTATTGAACCATCTGGGTTTGTTCGTTCTAAATCCTTTGCAACCACCCATTGCAATGCTTGAGCATCCCTACCTGTAAGTCTTGGGAAGCGTTTTTGAACACTTGGAAGTTTGGACGATGAGCGAACTACTTCTTCGTAGTCTTCATGTCGTGTTGGTGTTCCTCGGAGATTACCTGCGGTACCAATTCCACGACTACTAGTTGGGCCATGCCAAGCACGCATTTCATTTGCAATAATATCCGCATGGCGACCATCAATAGTTATCGCATCAGTATCTCCAGCAAGGTTCAACATAAAATTATGTTGTTTTGGGGATGTTCTACGAGACAGCAATTCAATAGGGTCTGCCCCACCACGGATGCGTAGGGCAGTAGATATGTTTGCGTCATACGCCTTACTTAATGAAGGGTAAGCCTCAGTAAGCATTGCAGTTACCTCTGGAAGACGGCTAGTGCGCATAGCATGTTGTGCATATTCAGGAGAGCCTTTGAGAATACCTCTTGCTTTTAATTCTCTGTTATGTGCTTGACCAATTCGTGCAAGTTGTGCACTTTGCATAACCATTTTTGCATGTTCAGGCTTCATGCGATCTAATTCTTCAAGAACACCAACATTATGCGTGTCAAAGTCAAGTCCAGGAGACACTGCTGACATCATTCCAGCGCCTCTAATATGGCTAACGCCCATTGAAGCGGAGCCTTCACGAGCGGCTCTTTCAGCATTTGGGTACCAAGATAACCCCGCTTCGGCCTGATGCTCAGTAGCACCAAGCATCATACTTTTTAAACGATTTCTAGCGTTTGCAAAATTTTCAGGATTTTTTTCTTTATTTACATCAAAAAAAGCCATTACATTTCCTGACCGTAATCAGCGTTTTCTTTATTTACCTTACGATAAGCGGCAGAACCACGCTTACGCTGGCGACTAGAGTCAACTGGTCGGGAAGGACGGCGCACTGGCTGTTGCTTCTTATCAATGTCCAGACGACCTGGTTTGAAGTTGTCTAAAGGATCGGTGTAAGGGATACCAATTCCAGACATATGGCGCTGAACATCAATACCACCACGAGGACCCATTGGTGTAGGAACAAATGGGTTAGGGTAATCAGTCCCATATTCGGGTCGTTGATAAAATTGTTCACTCATAAACTCTTTTTTGCTGGTACGCAAAACAGGTGAGAAGTTATAAGAGACCATGGCTCCTGCATACACAGGAGCAATAGGCATACTAGCCGTAGAGGTAGGACCGCTACTGTCCTGTGCAGGAGCGCTGTTTGATGCGCCCTCCACGAGTATCAGTCGTAAACGACAGTTGGGTTCGGACGGTTCATGTGTCCACCCGTGTTGTACTCGTACTCAAAGTATGGCATTGAGTCGCCTGCAACTGAACCTTGAACAAACTCGCTGAGAACAGTAGGAGCCTCAATCCAAGATGCTGCACCCACATGGGCACGCTCCTGCATTGTCTGCTCTGCATGCTTGTAGAACATCTCAGGGTTGTTGTGGTTCATACGCATTGGAGATGGAGCGGTGTCCATGTATGCACCTTGAGCGAAGTCATTAGGGACATCGGTATCGGTGGCGACTCCCTCTTCAAAACGAAGAGGACCTTTGTTCATTGGAATGCTTGGAGCAAACCCACGCTCAAAAATATGTTCTCCACGCTCTGGGAACATTGGAACTGGTGAAACTGGCACTTTGTTATTCCTCCATAAAAGGGGTATTGACTTTCTACAAGAATACCATTTTTTAAAGGGTCTATCTGAAAAACGGGCTATTGGACGCTTGCACCTGTGGCATTGTGTCCATAACTGTCAAAGAACAGGCAATAGCCAATGAATCTGGATAGTCGTCAAATGCACCACGCTCGTTAGGAGCCGCCGCTAATAAGTACGGTCCTTTATAGATTTTTTCAAGGTCAGACATCTGCTGGTTAAAACGCTTCCATGTACGAGTACGGCGAGCCTTAGAATGTCCTGGAAGAATCAATTGGTCTCTTTGAATAAGTTCCGTCAGATGCACCCAGCGCTCGTTCTGAGCCTTTGAATCAGACGAGATAGGTAAAACCTCAATATCGGGTAGAAGTAGCGCCAGACGCTCTGCTACAGCGCCTCCTACGCCCTGTGAGTCCACTCCTACACGAAGCAGGTCATAATGGCGAAGGAAGTCAATAATATGGAAATATTGGGCTTCCCATTCTTCGTTGTTAATCTCAAGCCAGTTAAGTACACGGTGTTCATAGAAGCCAAATGGGTCTGGATGGTCCCAATCAACCCACACAATAGTCACAACCGTGGAGTCATTAGAACGAGCCACATCTATGCCTGCCACACAAGGTGTGCGCCACCATTCTTTGACCAAAGGCATAGATTGGTCATATAGGCGATCCATGCGTTCTTCAGTAACAAACATTCCTTTTTCAAGAATAAATTTATTACAGTAAGACATCTGGAATTCATCGGAGTCTTCACCAATACGCAGTTTCTCTTTAGAGATAAATTTAGAGTAATTATCGTTGTATTTTGATGCAATACGGTAATCGTACTCAAAATGGGCTTCACGAAACTTTCGTCCACCATTGGCAGAACGGCGCTTATTGTACTGAATCATACGATAGAAATAAGATTTCTGTCTGTTAGCAGTTCCTGTTAATGCAATTGTTCCGTTGTTGAACGCCAGCATAGGCTTGATTGACTTAGCAATCATGGTCTCATCGGCTTCCTGAGCCTCGTCAATAAGGACAAAGTGGTAGGTCTTAGATTCAATCTTTGCCTTGGGGTTACAAGTCTGCATACGGCATAGTGAGCCAGCGTGCTTCAAAGTAATAAGACGACCACGACCACGAGTACCACCACCTGTTGCTTTGTCATCAATCTCAGGGTCAAGCAAGAATTGCATTGCGTGATCACTTGTCAACTTAGAAACAATACGACTGAATACAGTTTCAGCCTGTTCTTCTGTTGGCGCAAATACACCTACCCAAAAACCTTTATTGAACTTCTCTAACCATGTCGGATAGATGGGAGCCAATTTGGGAAGGATGACCATCATGCCAGCCATAACTGCTGAAAGAACTTCTGATTTACCAGACTGACGAGTTGCTACAACAGTCAACTCATCACCATCTCCTAACACAACAGATTCAACAATGCGATATGCAATCGGGATTTGGTAGGGAAAGAATTCAATGTCGCAGAACTCTTCAGTAAAGATAATGATTCGTTTTACTAATTGGTCAACGAATTCAGCCGATGTCTCGTCCAGTTCTTCGGGGTCACCAAAGTCCTCCAACGGTTCAACAAGATCGTCCTGTTCAATCATGCTGGGGTACGGCTCTGTAGTTCATCCCAAAGGTTTTTAACTAGATTCATAATAGTGGTGAATTCCTCTGGGTCTGCCTTGTGATACGCCCATTTATCATAAGAAGCACCAAGTTCCATAAGACATGCATTAAGCCAACCACGCAGTTGACTTTCATCCATGTTTTTAATTCTGTCAGGCCGTGGTGGTTCTTGCTTGGTTGTTTTTTTGAATATCATTCCAATTTCCAATTTCTGAAGCGCTGATGTCTAGGTAACGACCTTGTACAGCAGATAAAGTACCAGCAGTGTCATCAAGATTTTGACGATAACAAACACCAATCTGAATACTGCGCTTAAACATAGCAACATAAACGCCACGACCCTTACGCCACGGCTCAGATAATTCATGCATTGTTCCAAAACCAACAGAAATTAATCGGTTGTCTGAACGAACAATCCAATAGATTGGACCAATGCCTTGCACTGTGTCTTTTGTTCCCCTAAACACAAGCCATGCATATGTTGAAAAAGGAATGACAAATGCAAAATGTTGAAACAATGTCATGTACAAGTACACCAACATAAAAACTAAAGGGCCATACCCTAAAATATAACTAACTTTTTTATAAATCCTGCGTGTGTAGTCTGTCATCTCGTGAACCTATTCTGCCGTACCTGTAGTTGTTAAGGAATTGATTGATAAAACGACCTTTTGAGGTACTGTTTGCAAAGTTATTATAAACGCTTTCAGGGACATGAGAGTATTTATAAACATCGTTTGCACGACTACCGTTAAGGTGTGGCTGAAACTTAACATACACAGTACCTAATGTGTTTGTATGTGTAGCCACCCCTGCCTTTTCAATTAAATATTCACGGTCTGGTGAATGTGGTACAAACTTGTGTGAAGCAACCCGTGTACTTTTCCCTGGACCTTGATTATAATTGTCTTTTGGCGGCTTTGCATCAATAACTGTTTGAGTAGTGTAATCAATGGTAAGTCCACCATTTTCCCCAATTTCCATGGGGTTTCTTTTAGGTACTCGTGGTGTACCAAACATCTCAAATTGAGGTAGATGAGACTCTTCTACCTCTCTATCAGGGATGGTCTGAGGTATTAATTGACGCATCTCACGATTAGCGCCAATACGCCCTTCTTCAGCAAGAAGGTCGGTTAGTGGTGATCTACCTAGTCTCTTCCTCGGAGCCATTATCTTCCTGTTGATTGAGGGCTGCTTTTAGAACAGCCAATTCAATATTTAAACGAGAAATCTCATTTGAGAGATGTTTGATTACTTCTTGTGGGTTAATTTCCATAAGAGCACTATATCGTATTAAGCGGCACCTGGTTTTGGTAGTGCACGCCAAGCGGCTTCAAACTTTTCTGCGTCTTTAGCCATCTCAGGAGAAAGTTCTAAGTGCAACCACTTGCCTCCAAAAGAACCAGCATTATCGTCCTGGGTGAAAATTTTTACCCCTGCCTCGTTCTCACCTCTTGAGCACCTGAAGCCTCTTCCATAGCCAGGTTTGCCATCCTTGACATCCTTGTCAAAGGCGTAGTCGTGAATCTCCTCAATGCCTAGTTCCTTGGTGTATTTGATAAACCAATTCCACATTTCAACGCCAACCTTGCGATCCGTATAGCCGATGTCTACAGCGGCACCAGTAGCGTGAACGCTGAGGTATTTCTCCATACCAGGGTCACCAATCTTCTTGCCCTCTGTCTTAGAATTTCGCATCAATCTTGGGGAATAAATCCCCATATTGGTAGTTTTCCATCTGCGCTTACACAAATCAGCAAGTTTTTCAGTTCCAGGCTGTGCCTTCTTACCATCAAAACTTGGGTAATAACTATATTTTCTTGGCATAAACGCTCCCTGAGACTAGGTATGTGTCTATTTTAGCCTATTCTTCAGTCTCGGAAAAAGGAGTGATGTCCGCAGACAGCACAACGGCCTCTTTATCAGCGGGGATATTACTCACGGATGGGTCAGCAATCATCTTTGCTACCTCAGTTTGAAAGACTTCGTCTACAGCAATGCGGCACCGTTCATGGACAACATTATCTATCCACTCTTGTATGTCTTTTACAAACATACCTAGTGCTTTTCTTTCAGCATTTGTTAGAGAAACAGTATATGTATTCATCATTACCTCAATAAGTATCCCATAAAGCCACTGACAAGGTTACGACCTGTGTCGTTAAAAATGTCGGTTGAACCGCTAAAAATGATGCTACTAGGGTTGTAACAACTAGCGGTAATATAGTCCCCTACAGACAAACTCATCGTATGTTGTGAGATTGCATGGTGTTGTTGACCATTACCGTAGTGAAAAATTCTTGTTGCGTCTAGACCGTTACGACCAATGGCTACTTCATAACTAGCACTTGAGATAGTTCTGGAGGACAAAATATGTGTGAACACATACACACCTGCTACGGGGACAGTAAACCTACCAGTAGATGTGTTGTAGTGGTTTCCCACATTTAATTGAGCGTTGTCGTAGACAATTGTCCCTGTGGCGGGTGTAAATGTAGAAGCAGTTTTACGAGCCACAAATGCAGGTATTGCTGGAAGGGTAACGGTACCTGTAAAAGTTGGACTTGCCAAAGGTGCCTTTGTATTTAGTTGAGTTTGAATAGAGTCAGTTTGTACCCAAAATACATTAGTTAAATTTGCGTCATCAGAGGTAACAACAATTTGTGCTCCAATAGATGGTACAGACCAAGGTGCACTACGACCAATATAAGAAATACTTACTTCTGAGTTAACCCCCAAAAGAGAAGGTATTTTTACACGGATCTCTCCCGTTGCGCTACTGGAGTAGGTAACAAGTGCCCTGTGGATTTGATGATGCATAAAACTAGTGATCCTTTTAGGTTGTTACTGTGAGACAGATTCTATCAATGTTTTGCGTAGTTCAAATGCTGTATAAGTGTCATTTACTATTTGTTTTATTTTATCTTCTACATCTTTTAAAAGATTCAAAACAACTTCTTTTTGTTCAAACCCTAAAGCGTTGTCAGTCATAAACCTTTTATGAAACAAAATTACTTCGTTATTTAATTTTGTAGTTTCAATTGTTGCGATTTCATAAGCATCCCACGATTCAGGGTAAAGAGATACTAAATGCGACAAAGTAAGATGAGAAAAGTTCTTTTTGATGAACATGTCTGCTTCTTCTGATAATGGCTGAACATCCTCTGGGCGTACACGAGCAGTCGGATTACCTTTTAGATATTCAAAGATTTGCATATCAGGCTGGTTAGACACAAGCGTTTGTTCTATTCCCAGTTGTTGTGCAAACTCAAACGCCTTCACTGCGACAGATTCCGTGTTACTAAATGGTGCCTGTGACACTTGCGCCCATTCCAAAATCAACTTCAAAGCCTCACCTAAACTGTAAGTAGCAAAAGGCGTAATTGAATTGTTCATCAACTCTGTCTTGTTGTTTTTGTTTTCTCGTTCAATATAAACAAGATGACCTACACCATTAATTGATAATAGTGGTTCATAAACAAGCAATGCATCAGCAACATCTGGCACAACAATTGTTGAATCACCAATTGGGTCTGTAAACAGTTCAACACCGTAAAGTCCAGCATCACATCGCCATTGGTTGTCAAACGATGGAACGGGTGCGGAATTCATAAATATAAACCCGCCATTGTCTACGCTGTTTATACCATGTTTGTAGTATTGATGGATGCGCTCAAACTTTTGAAGATTAACAATTTCAGAGATAATACCATTTGTTGCAATTAAATTATGTTTGTGTTGGCTTTCTTTTTCATCAGTAAACGCAATTAAAACATGATTATCTTGCATTTTGAATAATGAACAATCTTCAAAAAGTACATTGTTATTTACTTCTTCGTAATACAACTCAATGTTTTCAGAAGTTGCATCTATGTTTTGTAACATAAAAAACATAGAGTAGTCATTAACTACAGTTGGAATAAAAGGGTTAATATTCATAATCACGGTCCATAATAATAGAAATACATCAAACCTGCACCACCAGCACTGTTATCGTGACCATTTCCTCCAGAACCATATGTGTTGTTTGCTCCCCTACTTCCCTGTGCGTTGTCCCCTCTTCCTCCGCCGCCAGCGCCTCCTGCATATCCATATGCTGAAACTCCTGCTCCACCATTTCCGCCAATACCACCCTGTGATTGGTTTGCTACAGCGTTTCCGCCTCCGCCTCCAGCGCCACCGCCACCGCCATTTGCAAAAGCAAAGTAATTAGTTTTTCCAACTACCCATGACGCAGATGCACCAGAACCACCACCGTTTACACCGTTTACACCACTTCCTGAGTTACTACCGCTTACTTCAAGGCCACCAACACATCCGACACCACCAGTTGCCGCCATTGAGAATGTTGCATGACTTATAGAAGATGTTCCACCATTACCACCGTTTCCAGTTCCACCTGCACTACCACCACCACCAATAGAAATAGTTAATGTATTACTGTTAGACGCACTAAGCGTTCTGCTAGACGAAATGCTGTAACCGCCACCTCCAGCGCCACCACCAATAGTTCCACCACCGCCACCTCCACCAATTAAGAACACATTGTAGATAGTTGGTGCAATAGCACTACCACCTGTAGGTGTAATGGATTGAATTGTGGCATTTGAACCGTAACCAGCAACGCCAGGTTTGTATTCTTTAACTCCCCAAGTAGTAAATGATGTTGACGAAGAAGTAACTTGCCCAATTCCGTTAGTAACTACGGCACGAACATCATAAGAAACTCCAGCAGTCGGTAAACCTGTTTGGTTTGAGTAAACGCTTTGGCTACCACCAGTCAAACCAGTAATTGTTGAACCATCTGTCCAAGTGGAGTCAACAGTTTTTTTAAATTGAAACTTAACGCTTGTTGTTTGTAAGTTTGGATTTACCGTTGCGTTGAATGTGGCTCGGTCTTGGTTGAAGTTAGTAACGGCATTGATAGTTACCGTTGGTAATTCAGTAATGCTTGCGGCAACTATCCCACGATGGATAGGCATTATGCGCTCAAATCACCAATAAGGACAAAACTGTTAGTTCCAATACAAAACAAAGTAGCAGAAGAATACTGGGTTCGCAGTTTCAATCCTGGGGTTCCAACAAGGGTTGCACCACCAGCAGAAACGGTAACTTGACCAGCACCCAAACTCAATAGATCAAGGCTTTGACCAGCAGTGAATCCAAGAGAAGTACCGACAGTTACGGTCACAGCAGAAGCGTTATTTAATGTAACCATATTTCCGAGGTCAGCAGTAAGTAATTGATATGTGGTTCCTGTTTGTGTGTTGACAGTTTGTGTTGAGTTAAAACCACCCGTTGCTCCCGTAGCGCCAGTAGCACCCGTAGCACCAGTAGGACCAGTTACACCGCTGGCGTTTATCCACGCAGTTCCATTGTATTGCAGAACCTGATTAGTGGCAACGCTTGTTATAGCAACATCTGAAAGGTCATCAATTGACCCGACAGTAGAGGCAGTGCCTGGAACAAACTTAGTTCCGTTGTATTTTAATACTTGATCACTTGTTGCGCCAGCAGGGTCAATCTCAACGCCCTTGACAAATAAAGATTTGAGAAAGTTAGCCATAATAGTCCTCTACTAAGGTAGCACAGGGCTACCCTAAGCCAAGATTACTACTCGGTATTGGTTAGCAGTTGGTGCTGTCGCAAAGTATAGGGTAGTTGTGCTACTGGTGTTGACGATATCAGCGTAGACAACTTCACCAGATGATACTTCATAAACACTAACTACTAAATCTGCGGTTGCAAGACCATGTGTAATTGCATAGGAAGTAGCCGATGTAGAAAGAGTTTCAGAATGCTTTTGCTTTGTCCATACAGGGGCAGATGCGCCAGCAAGGAGTGAGTACCCTGTAGTACCAAGTGCAAGGGTGCTAGTTGTAGCAGAACCTGTTTGATAGACAATTGAACCAGCGGCCCCACCAGTAACATTGGTTGCTGTCGTTGCTGTTGAAGCATTACCTGTGTACTCAGTTGCTGACAGAACTTGAGTTCCAGCAACTTTAATTACTTTTCCAGATGCAAGGTCAATATGCTCAGAAGATGTCCAAGACGATGTAGCGGATACCCAGTTCCATGTCTTGTCGGTGGCACCTTTAAGGGTAATACCACCACCATCTGCGGTGGTGTTGGTTGGTGTGGTTACTGAACCAAGTTCAAGGTTCTTGTCATCCACAGTAATTGTGGTGCTAGAAAGAGTAGTCGTTACACCATTAACAACAAGGTCACCCGCAATAGTGACTGTTCCAGAGGCATTACCTAAGTTAAGAGTAGTTGCCGCACCAGCAAAGTTAACTGTGGTAGCCGTGGTGTTAAGTAGATCAAACGAAGCACTACCTGTGGTAAGCGAGGTAGTAATTGCAGGGCTGGTACCGAATACAAGGACACCAGAGCCAGTTTCATCAGAGATGACTCCAGCCAGTTCAGCAGATGTAGTTGCCGCAAAAACGCTTAACTTGTCAGTTGTCTTAGCAACATTAGTGATAGCACCAGAGGCACCATTGACCGTTGTAACGCCCGTAGAGGATGTTAAATAAGCAGTTGTGTCAAGTTCCCATGTATTGGCTGCTGTCTTCTTAAGAAGTCCAGAGGTGCCTACAAGTGCAGCAATAGCCGCAAGGTCACCATCATATGGTTGCCAAGTGCCAGAAGCACCAGATGAAAGTTCTATCCACGCTGTACCGTTGTAATACTTGAGTTTATTTGCACCACCGTTAGTATCAAAATAGATACCACCAGCCTTTTGGTTAGTTGTAGGTGCTGTACCAGCATTATGAACAACGGCATTGAGGAGTTCATTGCCATTGAGATTGACATTATTTAGAAACTTTGACATTTAATCCTCACGAAAAGTATGCTTTTCCACCAAAACTGGCAGAAAATGAGATGGAAACTTGATTCTCTGTTATATATGATACATCACCTATGACTAAGTTACCGCCGTTATCAACCACGCTTACGGACGGAAAAAACCCCAAATTGTGAGAAATAGTCCATGTGGACGCTGAAACACTTTGAGTATAAACATACTGACCTGCTATTGGTAAAACAAAGTTAAGTGTTTGAGAAGGGGCCGTTCCTGTAATGGTGACAGCCGCTGTGCCACCAGTGGTTACGGTACCAACGGCAAGGACATTGGCAGGTCCAGCCACACCTGGGTCGTGAATTTCTAGAGTATTCTTTGAAACACTTCCTGATACAACAACTGTTTTATTAGAAGACCTAGTTACTTCTACACTACTCATGTGGGGGGTGCGGAAATGGATGCTTCAACCACAAGAGTTCCTGAAGCAAGACAATCCCAATCTCCTGCTGAATCTTGGACGAATAGGTCGTAAGAGTAAGAGCCAGATGCTACGGTGTTTTGGTCTGAGATGTGTAGTTCAAGTGTTCCCCCTGCTTTTGGAGCCAAATAACCTCTTCGGTTGGCAGGAAGGGCGATAATAGTAGCCTCGTTAGGAACTGTGGAAAACCAACGAAGGTCAACAACGGTTGTACCACTACCATTTTTAGCCTGCATAAAGGCGCTCTGGACAGCGATAACGACCCCAGCCGAGTCTTTCCATGTGAAGGTACGGCGATAATCCGTGCGTTGCTTATAACGGATTTCCATAGCCTGTGAGTCCTCCAAGGGCGTAATATTGTCTAATGCAGATACAGTAATTGTACCTTTTGATACTGGTTGCTGAATGCCACCAACTGTGGCTAAAACATCGTAGTTTAATTCACCTAGTGGTAGATCTTGTGTTTCTTCTGCCGTAAGGCACAAAAGGATGCCATTTTCAGTAGTTAAAGTAATTGTAATTTCTGCAATGGTTATGTCACCAGTTTTGATGTAGGCACGAGCATCAGTAGGGCGTTGCAAACGGTGGGAACGCCGATCTTTTACAATGATGAGCCGTTCCCAAGGAAGCCCTCGTGACAGGGTGTAGTTAACGGTGCGAATGTTTTGCGCCATATACCTATTCTACTTCAGTATAGGGTTACTCGCCGCCTTTACCAAAACCAGACAGGATATGCACCGTCAGGGCAACTCCACTAATCCACAGGCCGTAGGTGCGCACTTGTCCAGACAAAGTAATTAAAACTAACGCTGTGCCAGCAAGGGTAAAGGCTAAACCTTGGAGTTCTTCAAAAAATCTATTCATTGTTGCTTCCTACTAGGGGTTGATGACTGAGAACCACTGGTGGACGAAGAGACAGGAACTACTGGTGCCATAAATAATACCCCAGTTGCGGCAACTAAGATTTTTCGTTGCATAACATTGATTGTGGAACCACGGGGCACATATTTATCAAATTTTCCGCCAAAGATGTTAATCTCCTCCTCAAAGGAGGCTTTAACTTCATCGGAAGCGCCAGATACAGCGTCAACCAATTGGTCGGCTTGATCGTCTGTAAGACTAGATACATCTACAGAGTCAAAGATTTCAGTTGCTTGGTCTGCCGTTACTGATTCAAGAACATCTGGGTTGGTGGCAAGAGCAGTTGCTTCTTCGGCACTGACACCTTCTTCAATAATGTTTTCCACAGCCGCTTGTACTTCTGATTGTGGAAGCATACTGATAGCGCCTAATAGAGCAGTAACTTCTGGGTCAACTTGTGGTAGTTCAGGAGTTATAGGTGCTAATGTGGTCGTAGTCGGAACCGTAGTGGAGGTTGTAGATGTTGAAGATGTTGTTGTCGTGGTTGCCACAACCACAGCAGGCACAGTGCTGGTCGTGGTGGAAGCGACTGAGGTCGTGGTGGTTGGCGCAAGAGTTGTTGAAGTTGTCGTTGTGGTTGTCGGCAATACTGTTGTGGTGGTTGTTGTCGTTGTGGTGGTCGTTGTCGTAGATGTGGAAGTGGTGGTGCTTGTTGTGGTCGTTGACGATGTTGTTGTGGTTGTCTGTTCTACTGTGGTAGTTGTCTGCATAGACCCAACCCCATTGAACCCCAGTTCATACTGTAAATTCCAGCCTCCACCTGTACGCCAAGCGTTAGGGTCGCCACAGCAGATACCAGCCCTCAGTCTGTAACGACCAGCAGGTACGGCTATAGAGATGTACGACTGTAAACCATACGAGTCATCATTCGCTGCGAGTTGTACGCCTTGTTCGTCATAAAGCCACAGCATCGGGTCTGAGTTGTACCCAGTAACCATGTAGGTTTGCGCTACGAATTGTGTTGGTTCTGAATAGTCAAACCAAACATCTGTTGGTTCTGTGATTATTAAGTTTTCGGCTTTTACGGGGGCCGAATAGAATCCCAAAAATGTGAGCATTACCCACAAGAAACAACTTGTAACCCGTACACGGGATTTAAGCATTGATCAAGTGTACCCTAACGCCGATAGCGTGCGCCACGAGGTCCGAGGTGAACTGCGGACATTCCTGTTGAAACATCTTCACCAGTTTTTTCGTCAGTCATAGACCCAGGTCGTATACGCAAACTGCGAGTGCTTCGTGGTGGTTCAGGTCTTACAATTCCTTCAACAAAGGTATTTCGGGTCTTTCCTCCTGATGGGTTTGCAAGGAACTGTGTCAATGCTCGTTTGTCAACTTTCATCTGAGCATCTGATAAAACAATATTATCGGTCTGACCTTGGACTCTGCCTTGATGCAATACACTAAAAATTGGTTGACCAAGGGCTTCTGTGGCAGGGGAATGCATATGTACTCTAACTTTTTTGTCAAGTAACCCTGACATGCCTGTGTCACTTAATAGGCGTACAGTGTAATTTCTTACCTTGTGGGTTTCTTTAAATTGTTCACTATTTTCAGTGCCAGCCATTATACAATTTTACCAGAGACACGAAGAGGGACCGCCCTCAAGCAGTCCCCCTCGGTGGGTTAGACCTCATTAATAATTATACACAACTGTGAATAAACATGTGTATAACTACTTATCGTTGGTCCCAATACTCGTCATGATTTTGCTCATAATCTGTTCTGTTGGGGTATATATCTTCAAACTGTGAAGCCAAGTGTGTAGCGGCTGGATGAATGGTCAAACCCCAATTAATAAATGATTTAGGGTAACGGTCATACAAATGTTGCATAAGCGCTTTAGCATGGCCTTTTCCTTCACGATGGCTTTTTAAATAGTCAATGTCAATTTGAGAGTTACCATCATCATTGGTGTAATTATCAAAAGAAACACGAGCAAGGTTTCCACTATCCATGTTGGATAATGTCAGGGAATGTGAACCTTTATCAAGTTTGCTATGGGTTACATGGAATTGACTACTTAGGTTATTGCGATTCATCAATAAACTCCCTCTTATTCACTAACTTTTTTCGTATTTTTTATTGCTTTAGGGTTGATGGCATAAGAAATATCATCTCCCTTAAACCCTTCGTCAACATTTTCATAGGGGTACACATCATAAGGTTTTCCTGATGGGTGTGAATATGCTGGGTGGCTCAAATCAATAGAGTTTTCATCTAGACGATGCCCAAGGTCTGCCCAAAAACCATCTTCTGGGTCTTCACGAGCAAGTATTACTTTTGGGTACACCGTAGCCTCAGGATGCAGTTCAATTTTATGTATTGTTGCAGGTGCCGTGCGGTCCAACAACCCACTCTCCAACCGTTCTTTAGCCTGCCTTGTGCTTCCTGCGTGAATCCAGTCAGGGTTATCACGCCAGTTAGGGTTAGTGGTGCCATGAAACAGTTCTGGGTGAAGGTGCTCACTGGCGCTCATCAATAAACTCCCTCACAACAAGAGTCCCTAGAGCCACAAGATTCGCAGACATAATGAGCGTGTTCAGGGCGCATTTGACCACCACACCACACACATTGCTCAGACAGGTCACAGGACTCTTCATCTGTCATGACACTATCAGAATGATGTCCCAGGAACTAGCGGCTACTTGAATGGCCTTAGATAAGGAAATGTGCTTATATCCACTTGCTTTGGCTAGATTTGTAGCAATTTTAATGGCATCACTGATAATTACAGTGTGCACAGGATATGTTACAAACATTATTTAATATTCTGCGGAGGTTACACCAGAGTCAGAATCAAGTAACTGTGTCCAAAGGCCGTGGTTGGTGCAATCCACACAACCTTCTTCACTACAACCACAACGGGCAGTAATGGCTTTTGCAAAAGCGGCTTGGTTTCTCTGACCACGAGTCAAGAATCCACGCCTGCCCCCTCCACCTGTTTCACCAGCACTCATAGCAACGGTGTTGGCACTATTACTTGTGACAGTAGAACGAGGAGAACGACTATTGACATCAGGTCCGTGTCCGAGAGTGTTTTTTGTGAGATCAGGCATACAACTATTTTACCCTATTCAGGAACTCTTTTTTTCCACCTTGTTAAAAACATCATTTATTTCGTCTATTGTCAATTTGCCATCGTCCATAAAGGCACGGGCTAATCCCTCAACAACAAAGGACACGCCACCGATACCTGCCATCAACATGGCTTTCCACAGGGGCACCCCAGCAATAGCGCCTGCTCCAACTACTGAAAGACCAGTAGCGGCAAAAGCGGCGAGAATTCGTAAAAAAATCTGTTTCATTATTTCCTTTTACGGCGTTTAACATATTGAACAGCACCCTCATCACCAATTTGTGATTTTGGAACCATCCATGAGATACTTCCCACATCCTCACGGCGGTTTCGGTATGGGGTAACAATTCCTTTTTCAGCAATTCCTAAAGT